CGAATACTCCATCAAGACAAGCAAGTAAATCTTTTTGTCTTTGGTTTGCAATGTAAGCACCGATCTTTTGACCGATTGCTGCCATTGGATCTGAGCCTGCTGCAAGTGCAGCTAAGTCTCTAGATTCAAATGCACGACCTCTGTGTAAAATAACACCAACCTGTTTGTCAGTAGAAATTTTGCCGGGTGTCAATGAAGATGAATCTGATAAAACCTCAAAGTCTCCACTCAAGTTTGCAGAGAAAAAAGGTACATTTACGAAATCACCACCCTCAGTAGCATTTAGCTCAGCCATAGGTGCAACCACACCGCTTGCAAGAAATGAATCTCTAGCAGTAGTTTGCTCAATGACATAAGGCGTAAATACCTCTGGAACGATAATATCACTCCTGAGAACTGCCATGTGTTCAAGAATAAAAAATTAACGGATGTGGGCGTAACCCTATTTGACTTAGCGTAGCCTTGCCTAATATTTATATACTAACGTGTTTTTGCAATATCTCTCAACTTTTGCCATGTTTCTTTTCCATATGTTTTAAAAATACGACCCTGTTCAGTAATATCTTCACTATTTTTAAGAAATGGTTTTAACATATCTTCTGAAAAATTATCAGATGATGGTCTTGAAATTGGTGCGCCACCACCAGATGGGGGTTTATTTTTTAATAAATATGGCTTTTCTTTTTCAAGTTTATTTTTTACATAGTCCTGTACAGGCAATTGTTCATAACCATCTACAACAACAGCAACACCTTCTTTCATTTGTATTTGATCTTTTGGAACTAAATTATTTAGAACTAACTCAGGGTCATGTGTTATTTCAGATAATGCTTGCATTGCGGGTGCAATAAGTTCAAGCTCTCTGTTTCTTGCTTCAAGTTTTTGTATTCGTTCTTTATCCTCTGCAGATTTATCACGATACTGTTGTTCCAGCTTTTGTGTTGCTTCGGTATATTTTCCTTTGCTTTCCAATTGTTCACGTTCATGCTTTTGTTTAAAAGCAAGTAACTCTTCGTAATCTTCTGGTACAGGTTTATCTGAAACAGGTTTTTGATTTTTTAATTTACCAATAAGCTCGTAATTTTTTGCTTCAAGTTTTTTTACAGATTCCTTAAGTTGCTCAAGTTCTGCATTGTTTTCTGGTGGCGTAACCACTTCTTTGTTTTCTTCAGACATAAATTAGTCGTAAACTAAATGTATTATATTATTTATATCACCATTTGACCTTTGCTGCCCAAAAAGCTGCAGACATTTTGCCTCTTGCAATATTTTTTGCATGACGAGCAAGAAATGATTTACGTCTAGCTTTACCTTTTTCTGTTTGCGGATTTTTACCAGCACCAGAAACACCTTGTTGTCCAAACCTAATTAATTTTACTTTATCTCCTTCTTTTGCTAATACCGCATGAGATTTCGTCGGGTGATTGGGAGTTCTTTTTGGCTTGTTAAAACCAGAAAATGTTTCTTTCCCACGTTTAACTGCCATTATCCTTTTCTTGCTTTTTTATAAATATCTTTGTCAACCTTCCTTGCAGGTCCACCTTTCATATAACTGTTTACTCTTGCCATAGACCATGCAGCCATTGTTACATTACGACTACCACTAGATAAGTAAGCTCCTTGTCCTTTTCTGTAAACAGAAGCAAGTTCTCTATATTTAAACTTAGTGCCTTCAGCCTTTTTTCTAAGAGCTTTTTTTGTTGCTTCGTTTAGTGGACTTCTTCTTTTTTTTTGTGACATCTTGATTTACCCTAGATTTTTGTACAGCTTTAATATCTATAAATAGTCCTTTTCTGTAGGCATCAGCTGTTCTTCTTATTTCAGCAGCTTTTTTTGCTCTATTTTTAGAACCTTTAAGATAATTTTCTGGTATTTTAGCCTTTTTCTTTTTCTTTTTTGGCATTTTTCTTTGGTTTTACAGGCTTTGTACCCTTTTTAGCTTCGGCTAATCTTTGGCCAAGTGATTTACTCATTATTTTTTACCACCCTTTTTTACCTTTTTCTTTTTTTTAGGTGGTCTACCCATTTTAGAACCATAAGTTCCTTTTCCCATTGGCATGATAATAGAAGCAACTAACAATAGTATAACTTTTAAATTGCTTTTGGATATTTTTTCATTAAATCTTTTAAAGATAATTCTGTTCCGTCATCTCTTAATATTTGACGCAAAGCATCTCTAGGGCTTTTGTTTTTTGTATTTATTAAATAATTAAAAAACTTTTTTTTATTACCTAATGCCTGTGTTTGCATACTTGGATTTTGTTTTAACCAATCAGGATAACTTAAATCTTGCGGTACTCTTCCAGTTTTACTTGGTCTTGTATCAGGGAAACTTCTTCTTAAATCTTCATCATTAATTATCGGTACAGTAGTTGATCTACAATTAAAATGTTGTGGTGGCTCTGGACCCTCACCATACTTGAATTTTTTACCATCTAGACTTCCACATAATTTAGTAGTTCTTGCATCAAGTGTTGCAACATATTTATATTTTTTTGTTATATTTTGATTGGCAGAATAACTAGCCTGATTTGCCATTGTCTGAACTTGATTTACAGATGTTCTTACAATTGTTCTTACTTGATTATTTGCTAATTTCATTCCAGTACCACCAGCAAGTGCTTGCGCTCTTGCTGTCATCTTTTGGTTTGCACCAAACTGCAATCGACCTCTAAGTTTTCTTGCTATTTTTGCAATTGATTCTCCTTCTGTAATACCAACTCTTATTTCTCTGGAAATAAAATCAGCTTGTGACGAAGCAATTCCACGAAATGCCTTTTCAATTACTTCTCCACTTGGTAATGTAATTACTGAACCTTTTGCAGCAGTTAAACTAAATGTTCTCCTGACTTGTGACTCAAGTGTTGGTAATGTAAACACATTGATTCTTGTTGGGTCTGTATAAACAAGACTTCTGGCAAAATTGCCAGAGACTTGAACTGTATTTACATTTGCTGCACCAACAGGTAAAACTTTCTGTAATTCATTTGCCACAAACTCTGTTTGAAAAACAGCAAGACTTTGCAATTGATCTGCCATATATGCAGTTCCTTCTACAGACCATCCTTCTATGCTTTCTTTAAACTGAGCAAGCATTGACCTGATACGAGCAACAGTTGCAGGGCTTGTGACTTCATCAATGGTAGCGAGTTTATATGTTAAATCTAAAATTACATCGTTGTAATTAGTTACTATTTCCCTAGCAATACGATTGCTATATCTATTTAAATCAATAGATTGTCTGTAAAAACTTTCTGGAATTGACATTGATTAGGCTGCATCTTGTTCTTCTTCTGGCTCTGGTTCTGTTTCTGGCTCTGGTTCTGCTTCTTTTGGTTGTGCCATTTCGACTAATCCACCACTTTGTGTAGATTCAATTTCTTCTTCAATATCAAATTCATCTCCCAAAACTTCTCCCTCATGTAGCTGTTTCAGTAATGTTTCTTGTGTAATCGAGCCAGATGTATAAAGCTGTAATAATGCTTGTATCTCTTGTGGCTCTAGTCTCTGTGATAAGAAGTCTCTGTTTACAAAACAACTACCAGCTTCAGCATTTATATATTGACCATGAAACTGTAAACAGTTATCAATCATATCTTGCATCTGTTGAGCTACAACCATCATTGTGGAATCACCCTGCGATCTATCTATTCTTTTTGCTTCTGCTGTTTCTGCTGATAACTTTTGCCCTAATACAGCAGCAAGACCTAACTCATTTATCTGGTTTGACAATACATCAAGTCTTTTAAACTGAGCATCATAACTTCTTCCAGCAGGCTCAATATATTCTGCTCTTCCTTCAGCAGGAAAGGCTATTGCTTCTCCGGGTCCAGCAGTTACCTCTTCTGAGCTTTGTGGAAAGCCATAAAATGCCAACATTGGTACAGCAGAAATATGTAGCTGATTATCTAAATCAGATTGTATTTGATATGCTTTTAAATTTAATTCTGCAATATCAGACATTGGCGGCCTTGACTCTAATAAATTAAGTCTGTTTGCATATGCAACAGAAAAAGGTATTTCAGACAAACTTGTAGTTCCCTCATCAACTTTTACAAATAAATTATTTTTACCTTTTTGATGTATTTCAAAACCACCTCTGGTTAATAACCTTATTTGGTCAATTATCTTTTCACCATAAAGACCATCAGGAACTGATACCTTTTCTTGTAAACGTAATTGTGTTAGTTTTACTTCACCATCTAACATTTCAGTTCTGTATCCCAAAATGTCTCTTGGTGTATAAGTTACCCAATATGGTCTGCCACTCTGTCCACTTGTTGGAGCATCAACTAAAACTCCAACATGACCATATCTAACCATCTTTCTTGTAGTCTCATAAGTCCAAACATTAAGATCATTTCCCTGCAAGTCAACATCAAATAAATGTTCACGGATTTGGTCTGCTGTATCATTTAATCTGACAGGCTTTCTTGTTAACATACCAGCCAACATTCTTTCTAAACGCAAATAAAATGGTGGACAAACAGACCTAGCAAGTCTGTTGTCATATGATTCATCTAATTCTCTTGGTTCTTGAGGTAAATATCTTCTGTGTCTTTTTCTCATTTGATATGTACCACCAAGCAAATCTTCTATCAGCATCCAATGTGGCTCTTGTTGAAACCAAATAGCATTCGGGTCATTTATTTCTTTACCTTGTGAGTTTGTCTCTCTGTTGTAATAGTTATAACCTGAGTACATTTTGCTCCAATGTTTTCTTTAGTGTAATAAATAATCTTAATAAAGCCTAATTCCTGTTTTACGACCAGCACCCATATGTAATGGATTAAACAGACGCCAAGTAATGTAACCCAGAGCATCATTCATGTGATCGTAACCAGCATCTTTATCAGGTTCACCCTTTTCAGTATAACTTTGAAGTTCAAGACACTCAATTAATTTTGTTGCACTTGAATAAATTTGTAGTCTAACTTGACCTTTCCCATTTTCAAGTAGTCTTTGTACTGAATTTACTCTGTCTCTTACAGGCGGGTTAGCTGCTGGTGATTGATTCATAAATCCATAACTTTCTAATATTTGGATGTCGGTTTTCGAAGCGTTTGTGCTTCTGTTTCCTCCTGACGCATCAGGATAGACATAGATTTTTTGTTCTGGATAGCGTCTTTTAATTTCTTGAGCAATTGAGTCGGTGTCATGTGATTCTTTTATTTCGTCAACCACGAGTAATTTGTCACCAATAGCAATACCAATAACTGCGTTCATATTTCCAATATTAAAATCGAGTCCGATTCTAAGTGGTTCGTTAGATATATCTGGCAACGCATCAGTGACATGGACAGTTCGGTTGAAGCGGTCATAAACTTGTCCTGTTGTTATATTACAAAACTCTCCATTTAAATATGCCTGCAGTAATCCTTTTTCATAATTCTCTTCTAATCTTGTAATAAAATCTTGTGGCAGATGTGGATTATCATATGTCCTCATTTTTATTAATTTACGATCTGTTTTCTTTTGTGCTTCGTTACTGCCAAAAGTATTCCACATCCATCTGAAACCCTCAGGTGTTGATGCGACACCAAACTGTCTTTGATTTCCAGAACGTAATCTTGCAAGTATTCTTGGAAAAGCTCTGTCTGCTATTGATGGAGCAACAGTATCTATTTCGTCTGCAAGTACCCAAGCAAGGTTTAGTCCAATAATTCTTGACCAGTTTTCGAAACTTCTACACAGTATGCGAGCATCTCCATCTGGCAGATGCAATAAATATTCAGGGAGTGGTGATTGTCTTTGTGTATATGGGATTCCATAATTCTCTAAAAATGTTTCAAAATCGTTTTGCCATATGTCTCTTATTAATGGTGCAGTAGGTTCCATAACTGCACCTGTGAATCCTTGATTGTTTATTGCTAACTGTACTGCTTTTGCACATAAACTTCTGGTTTTGCCTGCACCATAACCAGCAGAAAGTCCAATGATTTCAGTATCTTGGTCATTAACAAAAGCAAGTTGACCGGGATGTAAGTCAGCTTTTATTCTTTCAATAATATCGTCACAACATAAATCAGCACCAGTAGATGATTCTAGTATTCTGCCTTCTCGATCAATAATACTCATAACAACTGAGCAACTTTTGCCATTGTATTTATACAACCAAGAGCTATATGTGGCTGATTGTTTCTTCTGGCATCTTGAGCCAATGTACTAAGTTGAGAAAGAACATCAGCAGTAAATTGCCTTCTGTCAACATCCCAATCTGTTGCCATTACTTCGTTTGCAGCACTTATATACTTATCAACTGCTCTCGGTTTTACCCCCCATTCTCTAACACCATATGCGACAATTTCTGATCGCATAGTATTACGAGCTTTAAGAGCAGCAACTTTACGGACTCTCCACTCCACTTCTTTTTTTGTAGATCTTTTTGCCATTTAATCATCAAAAAGTTTTTTCAGTTCCTGCGAACCACTTTTTGGTTGTTTTAATTGAACTAATCGTAATCCATAATTATCTGTTTTTTGTAATTTTTCCCAATCTATATCTTTTCTTCTTATTAATTGTGTATCAAATTTCTGCCAATTATTATGAACAACGTGCTGTGGTCTTTGAAATCTTCTCTTTGTTTCGACTACTTTTGGCCACATTTTTTCTAAACTTCTTGCCATAGTTAATCGACCATCACCTTTATAAAGTTGGTCTGTATTACCTCCTTTCATAGTCATTGTGTGCATTTTTTCTATCAGAAATGCATTTAAGTTAACAGTGCAGTATCCCAAAGATAGAGCCTGTAAACATAAATCAGTATCTTCGTTATATCTTCCTCGCCATCTTATATTCAATGAATTATCAATTAACAGGGTCGAATATACATGTGCATTTAACTGAAATGGTGGTTGGTTTCGTTTTATAGCAAACGAAACGTAATTTAATCCTGATATTGCTATGTTTGTATACCTGTCAGTAAAATCCTCGCAACATCTAAGACCAACATTTGCATTACAACGAATACGAGTATTTTTATACTTTCTATGAATACTCCGAATATTATCATCCATTATCCAATGTCTTTTTGCTCCAATAGAATTGCTATGCTCCCAAACAAAATTTCTAACTGGTATTGATCCCAAACCGAGATTTTGAAAAGGTGTTTTTATTATTATTGACGGGTCATAATGCTTGGCATATTTATCAAATTCCTGTGGTTCTACAACTAAACGAAAGTTAACTTGATCTTTAAGTAAAAAGTTTGCAGTTAAACAAGCATCATATCTTCCTTTTGATATGACATAGACAGGATAATTAGGCTTTTTCATCTTCTACCTCAAATCCTACAGATGTTATATCTCGTCTTTCTTTTTGTGGAAACCAAATAGACTCATCTGTTTTTTCTACATAATCAAAGCCATTTTGTTCACAAAAGGCTTTTTTGTCCTCATATGTTTCAAAGTTAACGTGTAACTTTTTTACAGGGTCAGATATTTCGAAATCAGGCATACCTAACCATTCAGCAGCATGGTCTGTTGTCTGTATTTCTGATGCTGGTCTTGTTACATACAACAAGTTCTGCAACATCATTTCATCATAGCCTGTACCTAAAAGATCACTTTTTTCCATGATCTCTTTAAGAATATTGGATAAAGCACGATCATCTACTTCGCCTAAATGCGAAACTTCGTTATCGGCTGTTAGTAACTTAACAGCTTCAATACTATCTGATTCAAGATCTAATTTCAATACAGGTACAGAAGAAAGCCCTAAAGATTGTGCAGCTTTAACTACACCATGTCCAGCAAGTATTGTATTATCCCTTGCTACAATTACGTTTCGATAAATCCCATTATCAGTTATTGATTGTTTTAAATGTTCAAGCTGATCTGAAGGGTGCGATTTATAGTTTTTAGGGTGTGGCTTTAAATCTGCAACAGCCATCTGTCTAACGGTGTAGAAAGAAAACGTATTAAAATCTAATAAATTAACAATATCCTGATGCAGTTCGTCTAAATTTGATATATTACCAAGTTCTTCTAGTACCTTATTTTCGTCCCATTCAGATTGTTCAGCAATTTTGTTGTCAGCTATAACATAGGCTTTTTTTTGTGCATCAGTTAAATTTTCTACAATACGAATTGGCACTTCATCAATCTGCATTTGTTTTGCAGCTTCGTATCTACCATGGCCAGAAAGAATAGTTTTTTCTTCATCACAGACGATTGGCTGTGTAAAACCAAATTGTTTAATTGATGCAACAATATTTTTTATTTGTTGCTCTGGGTGTATTTTTGAATTGTTTTTGTAGGGTTTTAGCTCTGACAAGCTACATTCTGTTGAAATCACAGTACCTAAGTCCTCCTTGCGTTTTTGCATTTTTTTAATGTACTTATTATTCATATCGACATATTTATCGTCAATATGAAATGCCTCTGGATCTTCGTACCAAGCAATTAAATGACTTTTTGAAGATTGTTTTGCTTGTTCTATTGTATTTCCAGCACCAGTACAAAGTACTTTTGATTCTTTCCCATCAGGCCATCTCACATGATACATTAAACCATCTTCTAACTTAAATTCATAAGATAATCCATTATGAATTGTTTCCCAAACAGTGACAGACATCAGTATGCAGCCTCCTTATTCCAAGTAATTTTTTTAAATGATTTAAAATAATTTATTGTTTCTTCAAGTCCATCATCAAGTGATACTGTTGGCAACCAATCTAAAGTTTCTTTTGCCAATGTTATGTCTGGATTTCTTCTTTGTGGGTCATCTTCTGGCAATGGTAAATTTACATGAGGCAAAGCAGCATTAATTTTATTTGATATACGCATTGCTAACTCATTAACTGTAATTTCTACAGGATTGCCTAGATTTATTGGTTTTGAACAATCAGAATCCATAAGTTTTTTTAGTCCATTGACCATATCATCTACATAACAAAAGCACCTTGTTTGCGTTCCTGTTCCATAAACAGTTATTGGTTTATTGGCTAATGCTTGTGTAATAAAGTTACTTACTACCCTGCCATCATTTTTTAACATTCTTGGACCATAAGTATTAAATATACGAGCAATACGAATCTGTACATTATTAACTCTTTTATAATCGGTCATCAATGTTTCAGAGATTCTTTTGCCTTCGTCATAACAGGCACGAGGTCCAATAGTATTTACATTGCCGAGATAATATTCTGGCTGTGGATGGATTTGTGGGTCACCATAAATCTCAGAGGTACTGGTAAAAAGTATTCTTGCTCCCGATCTTTTTGCTAATCCGAGCATATTATATGTACCAAAAAAGCTAGTTTTTATGGTTTTTATAGGATTTATTTGGTACTGAACAGGGCTTGCTGGACAAGCTAAATGCCAAATGCGGTCTACCTCTAACAGTATAGGCTCAATTACATCATGTCTAATCAGTTCAAAGTTCTTGTGACCAATCAGATGGGCAACATTTCTTTTCTTACCAGTATGGAAATTATCAAGACAAATAACCTCTTGATTGTCTTTTATTAGTGAGTCGACCAAATGTGATCCAAGAAAGCCAGCACCACCAGTAACTAAATGTCGCATATAAATAAGTTGTTACTGTGATGTTACAACAAATTTAATTGGTTTACAATTAATATTAATTGTATTATAATTAAAATGTCAAAACAAAACAGACTTCTTATGACAAACGAAACAACTTACGATCAAGAAACACAAGACTTGATCTTAAAAAACATGGTTAACTCAATTGCTGATGACTATGCAGAAATGTACAGTTCAACACCTAATCCAATCAAAGATGTTTTAAATCAACTTCTTATGTTTGGAGAGGAAGAGGGTGTACTTGTTACAACAGCAATCAAAAAACTTTATAAAGTTAATCAAGAATACAAGGAGGGTAAATAAATGAAACGTGGTCACTACTACAATCAAGCAGAAAAAGCTTTTAAAATACTTGATAAATTCCACACCAAGATGTTTGATCTTGGTGGGGAGGAATCAGAACATTGGTCAGATGACTTTAATGGCAGAGAATCTTGTCTCCGCAGATCACTTGAAGCAGGCAAAGATGATGTAGCGTTTGTCAAACTAGAACAATACGACAGACGAATTAATATGTGCGATCAGGATATAAAAGACTACAAAGAACAAATTAAATATCTCAGAAAAAAAATTGCTAGAGAGCAAACAAGAAAAGACAATATTCAAAAAGAAAAGTTGGATTGTATTTTGGAATGGGATATGGACTATAAAACTATAGAAAAAAGACTAACAAACGAGTTTCCAGAATTTATACCATGACTTTCTTTAACACAATAGACGAGAATCCAGATGAGCTTGCTAAATCGCAAGCTCAAGCTCTGACACAAGAGCAAAAAATAATGCAATGTTTTAATCAGTACGAAAAGCCATTGAGTCCGTCAATGATTCTTTCTATTTCTGGTTTAAAATGTCCAATAACCTCTATCAGAAGAGCAATGACCAACTTATCTGATAATGGCAAACTCGAAAAGACAAAGGAATTTGTTATGGGCAATTATGGTAAAAAAGAACATTTATGGCAATTACCAAAAAAACCAGAAGAGTACAAACAATCAAGTTTTGATTTAACAAATTTCCAACTTTATGATTGGGAAAAATAATGGATTATTCGTCTTATAAACGTACCTTTCCCAATCTTTCTGTTCGTGAGATAGAAAGATTGCATCAATTTAAAACCAACTTCCCTAATCAGACAATCGAATGGTTAAAAATAATTGATAAAAGTAATGACTCTGACCCATCTAGAGCAAGAGCTATTGACCTTGCAAGGATAAGATCAGCAGTTAGATATAATGAAACCAATGGACCAAAAAAGAATTACGGGAGCAATACTAAAAAAGTTAAACAAGTTGATCGTAAAAAGTTACAAGCAGAAGAACGTAAACGCAAATAGCCACTACACCTCCTGATGTGGGAAAAGTAATTGTTACTGCGTGTAAAAAAGGAGTTTTAAAACTAGATTAATTGTATTATAATTAAGTTGTTGATACCAAACAAACAAATGCCTACTTCAAAACTAACTAAAACAGATCAAAAACTGTTTAGAGGAACCGCAGCAGAGGTTCATGGATTTATGTCTAACGAGGACATTCTTAATTCAATCGGCTGTAACTTCAATGTTGACCGCAGACCTCATAAAATTAATGATCGTGAATATCCAGAAATACAAATCTGGCACAGAAGCGATAATATGGATGCTCTAGGGGTATTCGGAAAGAGACGCCAATGTATTCAGCCAACTACATTCATTGATTACTTCAGACAATTCTGTGATGCAAGTCAAAAAGAGATTACACTTGACCTTGTTGGTTCATTTGATGCTGGCAAAACTTTTTACATGGCATCAAAGCTAACTAACGATCAAACAAAATTCAGTGATGTCGGAGATAAAACCGACAGTTGGTTGGTTGTAACTGATTACTACGGTGAATCAAAATCTCCAAAAGTAATGGTTTTGTTCAATGAGCTAGTTTGCACAAACGGAATGACTAGACAAATTCATCAAAGATTTAATTGTTTCTCACACTTGAGAGAAATGACATTCGGTGATGTTCAACCTGTACTTGATGCAGCAATCAAGGAATCACAGGAATATAACAGAATCAAAGACAAGTGTATTAAAACACCAATCACAATGGATACAGCAAAAAATGCTATCAGAGGATTCTTTGATGATGAAAAAGCTGAAATGCTTAAAACTAGAACTGTTGAAAAAATCCTTAGTGAAGGACTTATCGGTGGTGATCTTGAATCTAGAAACGGAACTGCTTGGGGTCTTGTTTCTGCAATGACACAATACACCAGCCACAACAGAACAAAAGCGGCTGACCAAACAGATGAGAGAACATTTGCTTCTCAACTAGATGGTTCTAGAAATTACATGAATAAAAAGTTCCTTGAATACCTAGAAACACAAATGCTTGTTACTGCATGACAAACAAACCTGACCTACTGACTCTGAAAGGGTCAGTAGGTATCAAATACTTTTACTATCTCCTAACTCAAGTAGGGTTGGGAGATACAAAAGCATACGAAATTGCACAAACCGCTGCACAAACTAATGCCTTTCTTGCAGATGGTGGCAAAAAAGGGATAAAAGCAGCAAAAAGTCTGATTGATTTAGAAGCACGTTGGTATAATTCCGTGCGAAAAACCGATAAACCTGATTACGATTGTTATTCTGAGGACATTTATTTAGCAGAAGTATGGTGCTGTTGGGATTTTTATGCACGCAAATATATTAATGACCTGAAAAATAATCGAAATGTACCACCATTTGGTTTTAAAAAATTAATTAAAGATTATACAAACATAGTGGATCTCGGTAATGGTGTAGGAATGTCATCTGCTGCACTAAAACAAACATTTCCAAAAAATATTGTTTACGGAACTAATTTACCTGATACTACTCAATGGAAATTTAATAAATTACTTTCTGAAGAATACGACTACAAACTGATAGATGATCTTAAAAAACTGCCTAAAGATATTGAATTTGTTTTCGCTTCAGAATATTTCGAACATTTTCCTGACCCGATCAATCATCTGACAGACGTTTTAACATATTGTAATCCAAAAATATTAGTCTGTGCAAACGCTTTCAAGCCTGACAGTATCGGTCATTTTGATAATTATAGCCATGGTTCTGAAGTTCTTTCACCAAAAGAAATCTCTCGGGAGTTTACAAAGTTTTTAAAAGATAATGGCTACATTAAGTTAAAAACAAAACTTTGGAATCAAAGACCAACAATATATTTAAGGGGTGGTTTACATTTGCTATAATTGTATTATATTTAAAAAACCCATAAACAATATGGCTCGCAGACCAAAAGGCTCAGTTCTT